AGGCTAGACCTTCAGATGCAACGTTTGTAAACCTTTCCAGAAAGTTTTCTGCATATTCGTTCGTAAAGGAGTCTGTTGGAAAACTATCAGCAATATAGGAAACTACCAAACAATTACTTCCAAGTGGTTGGTTTAGAGTGAATCCATGTTCTTGCAATTGGCTCAAATAAGATGGAACTTTCAAATGGGAACGATTGAAGGAATCCAGTCTTCGAAATAATGTCAAACCCTTGGTAAACGATGGAACACCAGGATATATTCTCGCAAGAGGCATACTATCTCTTATCATATCATTTGTTTCTTTAAAATGATTACTTGGTGGTTGCCCAATAATGAAATCAATCGTTTCCATTTTTTAACCTCCTTTTTTTATAGTGCGGTTGCATAGGTGGTACCTTGCATAAGTCTAGAGGCAGCATCAGAAAAATGTTTATTTTGTCCTCGTCCTTGAACTACTGCGTTTGAGTTATTGTTAATTGTTGTTATAACTTGATTGCTTGTATGGAAAACCGATGAGGCAACTTTCATTGCAGCCTCTTTGGTGGTTTTTGTATATTCTTCCGTCTGCTTCTTAAGTTCTTCCGCAATTCTTTTTGAAGAAGCTAAAGTCTCCTTGGCCACGACTCTCAAGTATTTCGCTATGTTTTTAGTCTCAACAATTTGAACCTCTCTCGCTTTTAGAGATTTCTCCTCTAGCTCTTTAAATTGTTTAATTGTATAAGAAGTGGTTTTATTTACATCTGAAAGCTTTTCTCCCTTTCCTCTTGAAAATATTTTGCCAAAAAGAGAGGATAAGCCTTTCACAGTTCCAGATACAGCACCGGCGAATGTTTTTCCAATCACCCTGGTTACCTTCTTTATTGGTTGAGTTATTACGCTGAATAACTTCTTGACCGAATCAAGAAGCTCATCAAATTGTTTTTTCATATATACAGAGATTTTCTTGGAAGCTTCGACTGTTTCATCCTTGATTTTCAAGGGGACTTCCATAATTGTGGAGAACAATCGTTTGGTCTTGTCCCTTAAATAACTAGCCACAATTTTATTTTGTCTTGCAAGATCCTCCCTCATTTTTGGAGTAATTATAAGATTCGCGATTGAGAATAAAGTTCGTTTTCCAAAGTCTAGTGCCTTTTCTCTGGCTGATACGAAAAACTTACCAACACTTTCTACACCGCTAATAAAAGTAGAGAATACCTGTTTACTTTTCTTTTTTACGTATTCAGCCACAATTTTATTTTGTCTTACAAGATCTTCTCTCATTTTAGAAGGCATTATGATATTCGAAATTGAGGATAAAGTTCGTTTTCCAAAGTCTACCACTTTTTCTCTAAACGAGACAAAAAATTTTCCAACAATATCCACTCCGTTGAGAAATGTCGAAATCATTCGTTTAGTTTTGCTTCTTATATAATCAGACACAATTTTGGTTTGCTTCGAGAGGTCATCTCTCATTTTCTTGATAGTATTTGCAATTGAAGAAACAGTTTCTTTGCCAAATTTAGATATATTTCCCGTGACTGAGGTAAAGAATTCAGAGATACTTTTGGCAGCAACAACGGGTCCACCAACAAGTATTTTAACACCTTTTCCAACTATATTAGGCAAATCTTTCTTGAGAAAACCCTTAACTTTTTCAGTCATTCCTAAACCTAGCATATCATCTACAAGTTTCAAAGCATCTAGAGCAAGAAGACCACCACCAACAAAGGGAATCATTCGAGTTAAACCGAATGTAGCAGCTTTCCTTAGCAATGTACTACCAGCAATTTTGCCAATTGCTCCAGCTCCAGTTGCAGCAATTTTTCCAGTTCCTTTCTTGAAAATGGTTGAAATCGTTTTCTTCTTAAATAATCCTCCAAGAACTTTTCCAACACCTTTTCCAAATAATGAACCAAGTACTCCACTTGCGAAACCACCTACTCCTCTGCCGAATATCCCACCACCAAGACCACCAAGAAGATTGCCAAGTAAGTTTGGCAGGAAGAAAATCATTTTCTTAATGAAAGCCCAAATTCCACTTGTCTTCTTCATCTCTTTGAAGGTTCCACGAGAAGACACTTGTAAGTCTTTGGTGTAAGTCAAGAGTTTTTTCTGATAAGCTTGTTGCTTGGAAATATAAGAGTCCATCATCTTTTTCAAATGGACTTCAACCACTGGTATAGCTTCTCTTACTCCAGCAACTCCACTTGGCATCCCTCTTGGAGGAAAAGGTAAAATAGGAGCAGTTGTTTCCCCAAGTCCAGTTTCATGTAATCTTAAAATTTTTCTTTTGAAAGTAATATCTGGTAAAAATCTTCGTTCTTTCGCTACGAACTCACTTGCTTTTTCAAAAGCAGTGCCCACTCCATATTCTCTTTTTGTTCGTCTCTCTAAAAATCTAATACCTCTTCCGGTTATACCAAGAGCAAAAGAAAGAGCTTTCTTTAAACCAGATCTAAAGACATCAAAAATTGACCACCGTCCTGTCCCCAATCCTTTCACTGCGGGATATTGGATACCAGTCACAAAAGTGGCTAAATCACGTATAGCTTGTGTGCTTGCTTTAAGAAAAGTCACAATTGTGTCTAATCGCCACATTGTTCCCACATATAAGGTTCCAATGTTTTCCGCAGCAGCGGCCATTGGGTTTCTATTTCTAGATAGATCTCGTTGGTACCCACCTCTTTCACGAACGAATTCGTAGGCGAGTTTAAATGGAATTGCCGTAACATCTCGTATTACCTTTAAAGAGAACATAAGATTTCTAAATGTTGGGTGGGTTACTAACATTTTCTGCCAAATTTGTGGCCAAGTTCCAACTGTGGCACCCAAAGTATCTTGAATGGCTAGAACTGCTCGAAGCATTCTCATATTAGCAGGTTCTTCAAATTGTCTGTGAACCTCAGAAGCGGCTCGAATAAAACCTTTTAAGATACTTTCTTTTTGCACTCGTTGTATTTTTCCAACATATACGTTCATTCTAGCCATTGAACGTATTTGAGCAGCTTTTGTAAGGTTAACTAAATGTTTAGTGGCGCCAATACTCTCGTCAACCTTTTTTAGGACTTTATCAATTGGTGCGACTATCTCACCAGGGTGTACTCGAACTAGACCACCCTTCTCAACGTAACCACCCTTTTGGAGTTTTGGAATTTCTTTTGCGGCCTTTTCTGGTAAGACAATAGCCTTTTTCTCTTTTGTCGGTTTGGCGGTGGTTATCTCTTTTGGCTCTTTTTTCTTTCGAGCAAGAAATTCTTGAATTTTCTCTCTAGCTTTTAAAGTAATTGCACCAAAAACATTTGATAAACTTTCACTAAGTCTTTCTCTCATTCGCTTAAAGAGGTCAGTTTCCATAAACTTCGCAACAAAATAACCGAAAATTGGCGTAGACCTCGCCAATGTCATGGCAAGGAAGCTTTCTTTGTGAATACTTATATCTTGAGTGATTGCTTTAGAGTATTGCGAAATCGAACTAATTACTGCCCTGGTTGTGCTAGTCGCAATTCTCGCAAAACTTTTTCCAATGTTTTTCATTGTTCCTGAGAGTGCGTCTAAAACTTTCGTTAAAGATTTCTCTATTTCACCAGCACCACTTATCTTATTCTTTGTTTTGGTAACTATGTCTTGGCTTCGTTTTTGTAGGTCTGAAATAGCCTTATTCACACTACTTATGGCAGCAACTCTATTTCTATCGGCTCCCCTTTCTAGATTAGCTCTCTCTACCATGGTTTAAAAAGCTCCCTTTTTAAATTATCTGCACCAATTTTTTGATTACTGGATTTGTTGGATGCATCTCAGAATAAATTGAAGCAACCTCCGAAATTAGAATCAACTCTTGAATTGGTAACGAATAATTATTTCTCTTTTTAAATGCATTTTCATAAGCTCGATTCAATGTTGTAAAAACTATTCCGTAATATCTTACATTTTTGAGGAGAGTGGGTAAACTTGAAACCAAAAGTTTTAATGCAACAATCAATTTTGTAAGTCGAAGTTTGAAGTCCTTTTCCGCCAACCTACTTTTTGTGATAAACAAATCTTCTAAGAACTTGTAATAGTTAGATAATTGTCGGTTGGTGAACAGAACTCTATTCCTTTCAAAATGATAGATTTTCAAGATAACTTTTTGGATATCTTTATCAGAAGAATCGCACTCAAAGAAAATATCGAAAAACTCTTTATAAAAAGAAGTCAAATAAGGTTTAAAAATTGAGAGGAATTTCGTTGTCTTTTTTCCCGCAGATAAGTGCATACATTCATGTAAGGTCGTTGATGCTAACTCATCGTTTGACGCAGTTCCAAAAAGAGAAACATTGTGATCAATTATAATGATTACCTTTCCACCATCTCTAGTATAGTAGGCAAGGATTGACTTCTCTACGTTTCGACTAACTTTTCTCTTTAAAAAAGAAATTAAATTTTTGCTCTTAAAACACGGAACAATTATATTTCGTTTGACTAAATTGTTAATTTCTTTGGAAACTTTTCTGGTTCTAGAGGATTTGGTTATGGCTTTAATGAAAGATGCCTGCAAGTTTCTAGAGCTATAAAACTTAACACCATCTTCCTCGTAAACTTCAAAAAGTCCAGTTGGAACCGCAAAAAACTCGTTTATAATCTTTTTCTCATCCACTTATCCAAATTACCCTCCTCGAAAAAATCTAAAAGTGTACTTATAACGTTTACTCCAAGTTGGTTTTCTTGTTGTCTTTTCCTGGCTAAATCTAATGATGTCGTATTTGTTAATATGATGTCAGAAATATCCTCAGTCAATTCTGCTGACATTGAGCCTCCAACCATAAGTGGAGGGTCATACTTCCTAACGTACATGCAACAAGAAGCAGCCAAAGCAAGGTCATCCGTACAACCAACGTCTGCCTCAACTCTGCCATTACTTTTTGAGACAAGACCAGTTAATTCAAGAGCCAATCTTTCTGACTTTACAATTGATGGAAACTCAGTCACGAAAGAATATAAAGCATCAATCATTAGAGGTCTTGTCTTTGGACTTGTAGTTAGTCCACGAGCTAGTTTATTTCCACGTTTTTCTCTATATAACATTGGTTCAAATTCAGAAGATGCTAGCTGTTCGGCAACTTGGTTTCCATAGGAATTAGACTCAACCACTATTAAGCCTGGATATTTCGTTAGAGCTAGTTTACATACTTTCACGAAATCTAAAACTTTGCATTTTCCTTGATATTCCCAGACCTGCTCCATGGTTTCGTAATCAAACACTTCTATGGCAGATTTATCTTGGCCATATTCAGATGCTGTGTCAACTCCTATGATGTAGAATTTTCCCTTTACTGGTTCTTCAAATACCCATATCTCTCCATTGAAAAGTTTTGACTTTTTAATTGGCTCAACACATGATGCTTGAATTTTTTCAACTGTGTGCGTCTCAAAAAATGATCCCTCAGTTGGGAGAAATTTCAATTCTAACTCTTGGGCAATTCGTCTCTCATCATTATCAAAAAGTCTACATTGTGTCTCATACCATTCTGGATCATCAGCCAATTCTGGAATCATTTTCCAGTGGATAACGAATGGTTTAAATATATCGTTCCCAGAAATTGCTTTCAAATATCTTTGAAAGTACCATTGGCCAATTCCAACAGTTTTGTTTGGTGTTGAGAGAACTACAGTCCCGTATGGAACATTTTCTTTTCTTGCCTGTTTTTGATTGGTAGATAGAGTGGGAACTAAAGAGGTCCATGCCTTGCTAATATGTTGGACAAATGCCGCCTCGTCGATCACAAGAAAAGTTATGGCTTTACCACGAAGGGTTTTATCTGGAGCACTAGGTGGAACAGTTGCCGCATGAACTTTACTCCCATTTGTAAGAATGAACGACCTTTCGGTTCTTTTGGAGAATCCTTTACCAAGTGGTCCTTTTGGTGGTAACATCCAGGATGGAAGTTTCTCTATCATGTTTCGTATGGAACGACAAAAATCGGTTGCTTCATTTCCATCTTTTGAAATAATTCCCACCACGGTGTTGTCATAGAAGACTACCAACCAAGCAACGTAAGCCTGTATTACGGTAGATATTCCTATTTGTCTACTTTTAAGAACTAGAACGTACTTGTTTTTCTCAATATAATCAATTAGTTCTAGCTGTTTGTCATATGGTTGAAAAAGGACATCTTTTCCAGGTAATTCAAGATAGATGTAGTTTCTGCAAAAATATTCGAAATTATTTTTACATTTTAGAAATTCTGAAACTGCCTCGTGGGCAAGGTTAACGACGTCCTTATTATTTTTCTTCAATTTAGCCTATATCCTTTTTTAGTTTGTTCTTTAGAAGATACTCCTAGTGGATCGAATCATTTGTACGGTTGCTTTAGAAGTCCATCCTTTAATTCTTTCAAATTGAATTTCGCTAGAAACCAAAACGTATTTTCCAAAAATTTCTGCGTGGTCAGCAACTTTGCTAATAATTTGAACTGCTTCTCCCACTTCCATCAACTTTAATATTTTAAGACTCCCACTAAGGTCAGCCGTGACAGTAGTGATTGGAGCAACCTGTTTTGCCAAATCGGAAATGGCAAAAGTTTCATCCAGTTCGTAACCAGTATGATGAAAATAGTTTGATTTGGAACTTTTTAAAGCATTCTTATCAAAATAAACTTGTTCTTTTCCAGAGACAATTCCGTACTTTTTGATAAAGTTAGAGATCTCAAAATTCAAATTAGAGAATAATCTATCCTTAGGTTTTGTTATAAAAGATAATTGTTTAGATATATAGCTCATTATTGCGTTTGACTTAAAATCGGTTGAAATCTCGCTGAGGGTATAGAATCGTTTTCCATCATTACATTTCTCTATAATTTTTCGATTATCTTCGGATGTGGCTAGTTGGTAAATTATGAATTTCTCAGCCATTCTCATTTTGGAAGTCAGATTTTTGATGAATAATTTATTCTCGTAAGAACAATAAAATCCTGGAGCACCTTTAAAAAAGCCCCACACCTGATTGATATATTTAAGCGTATCGTAAAGCGTTGCTGGTGGAAGAACTATTTGGTCAATCACATTTTGGTTCCTGTCAGCAGCATCAAAAACAAGTTTTGCTCCAGTATTTTTCACAATAGTTTGGACGACATCATTGATTGTTTTCCCCAGAAACACCTCGTTTACATAACTAGTCATGGTTTGGTAAGCGTTCCTTGGGATAGTTGTTACCGTAATTTGTCTTCTGTCCTTCTGGACATTTTGTGGAAGAGCGGTTTGCGTCTGAACTTCCATATTGGAATCAAGATACATAAGATTAAAGGTTATAGATTCCAAAGGTGTTCTATTCGTAGCAAGCAAGTTTATTGTGAAAGTTATTGGTTTTTGCCCGTAGAACTTTTCAAGAACTACCGAATTTGGATCATAAGATAGCTGGAATATGACAGACTGATATGGAAGTTCAACCGAGGTGATAATGTTCACTGAGATCAAATCTTGTGTTAAGTCAAGATCACCAACTTTAAGAACTAATTCGTATGTCTCACTAGGTGACCAATATCTACTTTTTTCCGTCATTGTGGGTAGCCTTTTTTATATTTGTTCGGATTGAAGAAAAGGTGGGAAGATTTGTACAAAAAAATGGGGGCTTATTTCCCCCATTTTTTTCATACCTTTATGATTGGATTTGACCTTGTTGCTTGGCAGGTTTTAAAGTTTGAAGCATTTTTGGTGGGATAACCAGGACTGATTCAGCAATATTTTCCAACATTGACCTTACGTTCAAATTTGGTTCTCGACTGCTATAACGTATTATCGATAGAAATACTGCCCAACATGAATGAATTGGTTTTCCACTCTCATTCTTTACTTGTGGTATCTCGCTGAGTATTTTGGAGATTTCATTTCTCCTTCTCTTACCCAACTTTTCAATTACGTCAAGGGTTGAAAGAACTTGTTCCTCCGTGAGATAGCTATTCATGTTTTGTTGGATCAGATCTGTGATTCCCTCCTTAAAGACATCTACGTAATTTGCAATTGTGTATCTTATCACCGTTTTGGAATGGATCGTATGTATTTGCTTAAGTTCTCCAAACCTAAAACTGGATGATATGATATTTCCCTTTTCTTCAATTCCAATTCCGAAGTTAATACTTGCGGCTTTGCTTCCGTTATAAGAATTTTCTATGACAATGACGGGAAGAACGTCACCAACTTTTGTCACTTCCTTTTTACTTTTCAAAACTAGTTCACATCTAAATAAAGTAGACATTGCGTTTAGATAATATTTCTCATCAGAAATTATTTCTCCAATTTCTGTAATGGATTCGATTATTTTACTTACCAACGTTCCATTTGCTAGAAATTTGTAACTCTTTGAAACTATTCCACAAAACTGAAATGGTTGAGTTTCATATCGTCTGGTAAAAATTGCCAAAATGGGTAACGGTTGGTTATCTGTGGGGTGGTCTCCAACACCTCCGGTTGATAGTTTTCGATATACTACTTCACTATACTTATCCTTATGGATAAAGGTGTCATTCGAGACTACCTTCAATCCCATTTCCTCTATTTGCTCCAAGAAACTCATGATTTCCCTCCTTTCTCATGATTCACTTTCGTTTCGCTAAAAACCTAATGTAAATATCCCTTGAGTCCAGAAAAAACTTTTCCTCACAGGAGATTGGTTCAAATATGTTTTCTATCTCGAAAAAGTAATGTAATCGGTCAACCGTCCAAATTGAAGCATGTGGATCATCTGGTTGAGCCAGCAACTCTGTGGTTAAGTAGATGTTATCCTTCTCAAAGGATGGTGAAAATGGATCGTCGTCTAGAATCATTTCAGCCAGGTCCTTGTAGTCTGGAACTATAACATCCACAATTGCGTCTCTCTTCATAACTTTACCTACCAGATACAAGAAATATGAAACCTCGTTATATCTCACATGTTCCAGAAAACGATAAATTGCCACTCGATCAAATAAGATTTTTGTCCTTTCCATAAACTCGAAAATATCAAAGTTGCAGTAAATAATTTTTCCCTTGGTTTCTTCTTGAGAAAAGACAATTTCTTCCACTTCCTCTGGTGATAAACCATGAAAGTAAGAAGTGTCAACATTAATGATTAGAGATTCCTTAGTATCCACGTCCAGTGGCAAAACATTTCCTGCCGCTGCGTTCAAAACGATCATATTTCGCTACCTCCTTTGTTGCATAGTTGAAAGAACTAAACTTTTCACGAACGGATCGAAATAGGTATCGAAATAATACCATCGATCAATGACTTCCAAATCCAGAAGTCTTAAAGCAGTCTTGGAAATTGTGATTGCTCCAAAGTTTTTGGTGATGATTGTACATTTGTCTCCATTTTTTGGAATAGAATAAAAACTAACTTTTTCGTTTAAGACTCTTTCTTTTAATTCTTCCAAACCTACAAAGAGGGATTTTTTTGGTAAACTTGCTAGATTGCAAAGTTTTTTGTAATACACCTCTAACTTGTCATAATAGTTTGGAACTCCCTTGACAACGCATCGATTTAAATTGTCCAAAGCAATATACATATTTCTAGTATAAGATGAAATAAAGACTTGAAAAATTCTCCTTAGTTCTAGAGGAATATCTCCATCAATTTTAGATAGACTTCTTGTGGTTATAATCCCATCATATTGTTTAAGAACGATTTCCGAATCTCCCAATCTGTTTGACCTAATGCAATTATCCACTATGGATTCAGTGGTTGTCCTTAAGATTGTGGTAAGGTTCGGATTTTTTCTCATCATTTTACCGATGGAGATATTCCTTTGCTCTTTATCTTCTTTGTTAATTTCGTGGAGATCTATTCCAAGTTTCTCTAAAATCGTATAGTGACAAGATCGAATATCATACACGTAAAGATTATAGAGAACCAATGGGAATGTATCTTTGATTTTCATGACAAGATCGACTTTCTAAGTCGTTAAAAGGTTGATAATTACGTCGTCAATTTGAATAAGATGATATATTTCTCTAGTTTTTTGTTGTTTCTCAACTAACCATTTGACTGCATCTAAATTTGTCTTCAAATCTTGTGCTCTCTTTGCTGGTTTGTATAGGAGAACTAGGCTTTCCATATCTAAATTATCTCTAAGTTTTGCCATGCAAAGTTCTTTCTTTTTAATTTCCTCTTCGTCAATTGTTAGATTTCTCCTGTTCTTCTTACCCTTCACTATGTGGAATGGTACGAGGAGATTTCCCTCTCTGAAACAAAAGGTGCATACGAAAATATTTTTCATGTAATAACTTTTAATATAGATATCGGAAACGATTTTATCATATACTATCATAAACCCATTGGTGTGAACTTTGAAACCAAGTGGTGGTAAGTTCAGAACTATAATTTTATCTGCGTCATCTATAACCACTAACTTCCTTTTGTTTTCGGAAACTGGATAGGTAAGGATAAGTTGCTCATTTTGGTCAATTGTATTAATTTGGACTTTTGGTCTCTTTACTCCTCTTACTTTTTTATCGTATGTATTAAACCAACTTATCAATGTAGTGACCGGGATAACTTCCGATAAAATTGTTTCTTTCCTCTCTTTCTCTTCGAGATTCGAGGAAGCTTCCTTTACACCTTTTGTTTCCTCCACTGGTTTATTTTTCACAACATCTGCTAAATCCATTCTTCTTCCCTCCTCCAATGTTTTGGAACTAAATCAGTGTAGGTTTCAAGGAGCGCACCAGCGAGTGCCATAATTTTAATCACTTCTTCATAGGCTTTAACTGGTGCTGTTCCATTTTTTAGTTCTTCACAATCTTTTAACCATCTAGGGAACTTTTCTTTTGGTAACCATTGGTCGCAATAAGCAGCTTTGGCTTTTTGTAAGTATTTCTCAATGAAAACCAAGAAACTAGCAAAATTCAAAGATCTTAGCTCACTATATTCTCCAAACATTCTCCGTTGATATTCTCTCTCTTTCTGATAAATTTCAAGTATTTCAAAGTTTTTAGAAGTCATGAAGCCCTCCTACCATTAAATGGTTAAAACCGTTTGGCTGCCCTTTCCAGTTTATAGCTATTGCCTCTGAAGTATGAATACTCTCCTCATGCCGACATTTGACAATCCAATCTTTCACTTTTAAGTTGGATAAGGCAGTTGATATTTCCCTAACACTATCTTCAACAAACATTGGATTTTCAGCAGCGATTCTAGCAATTTCTTGTTCATCTACCCGTTTTATAATTGGATATGGTTGGGTTGGAAGAACACCCTCAATTGCTTCAATAATATCCTCTAACCATAGTTGCTTAGTAAGGTCACACTCCACAAGAACATGTGCAAATGACCTTTGGTTGTGAGGAAATCCAATCATTCCTTTTCTTTGCAGATCAGAACATAACTCTGCAGAACATGGGCAATAACTTGCATATTGGACGATTACGCCTTGGAAAAATCTAAAAGTTCCATTTTCTAGTTGACCCTCAAACTTGCACCTATAAAAGACTGGAAAACTATGGCTGCTAACAATTGACTTCTTTTTCATAGGAAGTTTAAACTTAAAAACCATTACGGAAGAGCTCGGTGTATGGTCTTTTTCTGAAAGATTATCTATCAAATCTTCCAAAATTTGTCTAATTAAAGAGCTCTTCAATGGCAAATCTAAATATGGTTTTAAGGTAAGAAGAAGTCTTGACATTGAGATTCCCTTTAGATTGGATCCAAGGGAGGTTCGTAATGACACATTGGCAAGCATTTGGTAAAACCCACCATACTTAGACTCTAGAACAAATGGAAGTTCTATATTCTCCACACCGACTTGTTTTATGGGCATAGAGATTTTTGGTGACGAACATTGAACATCTGGAAGATCACACTGAACCATTTTTTAATTATCCTCCTCTGTATCGATTCCAATCACTGTAAGGTAAGAATTCAACAACTTGACTGACTCTGGTGTTGGATCCACCTCTTCTTGTTTAGAAAGTGAAAAGTTAATTGTAGTTTTTATCAATTCATTTTTGAGCTCCACACAATCCGATTTTGTAGATAGGAACTCGAACAAATTTGTAGGCGCATCATGCGCAATTAAACACGCACACTCCATTTCT